TTAGAGTAATCGAATAACCCAGCTGGGTCTGAATTCGGTGCAGAACCTTCGTAAAATCTATCATAAAGGTTTTTACCACCATTATAACCTGCTTCAGTACTACCTGTGTTACCAGGAGCCCCAAACGGTGCGTGGTGTGTTCCATCAAGATTTCTGTTCTGAATTTTAGGTACAAAGTAGAATAATTTACCGATTGGTAAGTTCATCGCTTGTACTGATACGATATCATTAGCTAATAATTTAGAGAATACTCTTCTAATGATAGGGAAGACTACTGTTTCAAATGAACCTGAGTTATCTGAAGCAGATGCTTCGTTAATTAAGTGAGACGCTTGGTTTTCATATAATTGTGCCATGTTCTCTTTTACGTGACCTTTAAGACCCTCTAGGAATCCTAATTTGTCCCATTTGTTGATTGTGTCTTCTTTGATAACTTTAAGGTGTTTTAACCCAATATTACCAACAAGACCTGATTCTAATAATGCTCCCATTTTAGTATTTGTTTTTTTTAAATTTTATTTTTGAAGTTTACCCATTAAATCCTTCATTCTCATGAACTGAGGATTTTCGTAGGTTTTACTTTCGATAAGATTTGTAGCAGAACCTTTAGATGGTGATTTCTGTACTTTAGATGCAACTGATTCAGTTACAACTGCAGAACTTCCTTTCGCGTCTAAATCTTCTTTTACAGTCTTATAAAGACTTTTCGATTCTTTGATTGTTTCAGCAGAATCAAAACGTCTTAAAATGTTTATTTTTTCTTGTTTTGTTGTCGAATGCTCAGTAAACAGTCGAGTAGCGTATGCTAGATTTGAATTGAAAACAGCAACTTCATTAAGTTTTTCTTTAAAGATGTTAAGTGCCTTACGGTACTCTTCATTTTTTTCTCTTAATTGTTTTACTTCTTTCTCAAGTGATTCATTGTACCTTGCTCTATTAGGAATAGAATGTGGTTTTTTAAGTCCTTTAGATTTATCAGAAGATGCTTTCTGTCCAGCAGCGTGACTTCTCACCATACCTTCTTTAGCCTCTTCGTAATCTTTGTGAGATTTTGAATCATCACCTTTTTTACCTCCGAACTCTTCATTAGATTCTTCATAATCCTTGTGAGATTTTGAGTCGTCTCCTTTTTTACCTCCATACTCTTCGTAATGTTCCTCTTTGTGATGTTCTTCAGCATCGTGGTGTGCGTCTTTTTTCAACTTCTCAATTTGTGAGTAGTCGTCTTCAGCTGCGTCACCATAATAGTTTCCGTCATCCTCTCCGAGTTCAATTTCATAAACCACTTCGTCTCCTTCGTTAGATTCTTCATAATCCTTGTGAGATTTTGAATCGTCACCTTTCTTACCTCCGTATTCTTCATTTGATTCTTCATAATCTTTGTGAGATTTTGAATCATCGCCTTTCTTACCTCCGTATTCTTCGTTAGATTCTTCGTAGTCCTTATGAGATTTAGAGTCGTCACCTTTCTTACCTCCGAATTCCTCCATTTGAATTTGATATTCAACATCAGCCTCATCATCTTTAAGTGTGATTTCGTCACCGTCTTGTGTAACAACGATTCCGTCTTCTTCACCCATAGCTTTAAAGACCTTAAGGATTTCTTCGTCAGATGCACCTGTAAGGTCAAGTGGTAAAAGAATTTCTTCTTCGTCATCCACTTCTAACTCATCACCTGGTAAATCCATCATAAGCATATCATCAGTATCAATTTCCATATCGTCCTCATCCTCATCGGATTCGTCTTCAATGTCCATGTCAACATCTAGTTCCATGTCGTCTTCAATGTCAAGTTCGTCTTGTTCTTTTGTTTCGTGCTTTACAGATTTCTCCATATCGTCACCTTCTTCCATTTTTTCACCTTCCATTGCTTCAACAGACACTTCGTCTTCAATCTCTTCTTCATTTAGAGATTCTTTTACTAATTCACTGATTTCTTCCTTCATAGTAGAAGCAAGTATTCCTTTTGCATTCTCCGTAACGGCTTCCTTCAAATTTTCCATTTGTAGTAGCGCTTCTTCAACTAAGTTTTGTTTTTTTTGTGCCATTTTAGTTTTTTTTTGCAAAATGTTTATTTATAACTTTACAATAAATATACAGAAATTAAAAAAAAATCGTTTTATAAAACAATAGGCAAAAAAAAATCGGGGTTTATCCCGATTTTAATTTTATAATATGTATGTGAAGTATTACTCGATTACCTCATCAATTTTACTTTCGACACATGCAGATATTCTCCAATCATGAGTGAAACCTTCAAACGCTTTAGTAACTTTAGCCTCAACATCTGTTACGTTAAAACCTTTAACTAATTTTTCTTCTCTGATTTTTTTAATCTTACCTGAATGCTCGTCTGGCATATCATACTGAATTTTTGCTACAAAATACTTTTCTTCCATTTTATTTTTTTTTCTTAGTTTTAATTAATATCCTAAATAATCGGTTAATTTCTTCATTAAGTCAAGTGATTTGTCTAAACCTTTTTCAGGTTCACCATTTACACTTCTTTGTTTTGTCTCTTCTTCAATGTTCTCATCGTACTTCATTCTATCATCTTGATTAAGGAATAAGTAAGCTCCTGGTGTTGATGGTGAGGATACTAAATCAAAACAAATTAATTCGAAATCATCCTGTACTTCATTCCTTTCACCTTTTTTAACTAAAGAACCTACACCACGAGACGATACTCCCATAGTAACTCCTTGTCTCATAAGGTTAGCCGCTTGGTCTCCTGGACATGATACGACACCCGTTTTATGAAAACCTGGTGATGTTAATAATTTTATTTTACCCATTAGAACATTACCTTCCCACCACATATCAGTTATTAAGTGTGATACACGGTCTAAGTCGATAAGTGACGATTCAGGGTGATTAAGTTCTGATATTGATAATCCTTTCTTTATTGCCTCTTGGTATTTTTCACCTTCTCTCCTTAATATTGATTCAGGATATATTCTACCATTTCTATTTGGTGTGTCGTATTTTTGTAATACTGCGTAAAACTCAAAAGGTTTAGAATGGTCTAATTGACCATATGATTCTTTTATAATGTCGGCGTTACGTTTATCGTGTGGGTTTATAAAACCGGCATCCCACTCAATTAAAATCCCTTTACCCGTATCATTTGGTCCTAATATTTTCATATCTTTTATTTTATAAATATGCTACGTTTAGTATTCCATCGAGATAAAAACGTCCCATTCACTTATTCTAATTGGAGTTACTCTTAATAATTGGTTTATTTTGTCACTAACGAATATCTTATATTCTGTTGTTAAAACAGAATCATCACCTTCTCCTGAGAAAAAAACATAGTTATTCGCGAAGTCTGTAACTTCCTGTCCTTTATAAATTACTTTACCAATTTCAACCCGAACACTTATATCTTCGTCTTGAATATCACCTTCTATCATAACACTACTTGGTAAAATAAAAGTATCCCCATAACCAAATTCATATATAAATTTTTTAGGGTCTATAAGATTATTAAGATTATCTACAAGCGTATTTGCTTCAAATAATCTTAATAATTGACTTTCATTAATTACGACTTTCATTTAGTTGTTTTAACTATAAATAGATTAAACAGACTGTTTTTTAGTTTTATGTAGTATAAAATATTTTGATTTCATTAACGGGTAGCCATATAATGTATTAACTATTTGTTTTATCCTGTCTCTAAGTATCAACGATTTAAAGTCTATTTGTTCTTTTACAAATAATGTTACCTCTAAATTCATAAAACTTCTTTTACCTAATTGTATACCACTACTTCTTAAATCTAAATCGACTATGTTATGTTTTTCAAATAATAACGGGTCCACCGATTCTAATAAGTGATGTTTAATGTCCCTCTCTAACATACCTGTAGTTCTAACCCAATTATGAGCTGTCATTGTTGGTTCTACCCAACTTTGTATGAGAATATAAACTGATTTTAATTTTTTTGCATCTACTGTTCCATAACTACATTTCGCGTTTTCGTATCCCGTTAATTGGGACGTTTTTCCTTTTTTCATATAAATTCATAATATCTAATGTTTATTTGTTCGTTAAAAATATAACCATAAAAAGTACGATTGTCAAAATATTGATAAGTTGAATATATTTATTATAATAAGTCATATATGTTAATAATAGAAATAGGAAAAAAAGAAAATATCGAAAGAGCCTTAAAAAGGTATAAGAATAAAGTTTATAAGACTAAACAGTTGAATAGGCTTCGAGAGGAAAAAGAGTTTACTAAGAAGTCTACTAAGAGACGTAAACAAAAACAAAAAGCCATTTATATCCAAAAAATAAAGGATTCAGAAATCTGAACCCTTTTTTTATTTTATATATGTAATTTAAAGTTATAAACCGTGTTCTAATTGTTTTAACTTATAAAGTGAAGTTAATGAAATTTCGGACTCATTAATATGATTTATAGTCTGATTTACTTTTTCATGTAAATCTTCATCATTCGATTCATTAATTTTTTCAGTTAATTTTTCTAATACAATACTTTTAGAATTAACAATCTCTTCAGCTAATTCAGTCTTAGAGAGTGATAAAAGAGTTTTTAATTCTTTTTTATCTTCCTCACTGATATCACCATATTCTTTATTAAATGTGTTTGTCGCTATTTTTAACATAGAACTTAAAGGAATGTTAACTGATTCGTTAATTTTTATATCCTCTTTATTTTCACCTAATAACTTTTTTATATTATTTTTACACTCTAAAACTTCTTCTAAGTTTCTAACTGAGTTATTATAAACCACAGTATCAATATCGGTATAGTTGTTATCTGAATTATTTTTTAATCCTTCAGAAACCCACATATTGATTTCTTTAATTTTTTTATCCTCAGTAGTTAATATATTTTTTATTGTTTCAATACATTCATTTACGTAGTCATCAACAATTTCTTTGGATAAACCTTTTTTCTTGGAAAGTTCATCATAAAGAAAATATGCTTCAGCAAGTTTCTCGTTCTCAATTACATGATTTTTAAATGACTTCATATTGGTTTTAAACGAATTTTTACCATATGACTTAGTCATTAAAGATTCTATATTTGATTTTATTTGTCCGAATTTATTCATAACGTTTTTATTATAAATATTAGTCATCTAGTAATGTTCTTAGTTCATCTTCAATTTTACCTAAAGAAGCTCTTCCTTTTGATAGGTCAATTTCAGATATACCGTTAATCATATCATTTTCTAATATCATATTTAAATCTTTTTCTGTAGTACTTTCAGGTGTAACCTCAGCCGCAGCTTCACCACCCGTATCTGTACCACTATCACCTAAATCACTACCTAAATCACCACCTAAATCACCACCTAAATCACCTCCAAAATCACTTCCACCACCACCAAATCCAGTGTCAGAAGGTTCTGTAACTTCACCTTCAGGTGCTCCACCTTCTCCAGGTTTATTACCATATAATTTATCGATATTTGCAAATATTCCTGTTTTAGTAATTGTCTCAGGTGTTTTTTCAAGTTCCGCTCCAACAGCTTTTTCGATTCTTTGTTGTTGTAAATCTAATTTAATTTCCTCATCTGAGAAACCAAGAATATGTTTTTTAGCCCAAGAAGATGAAACAGGTTGTATACCATTACCTGGGTCAGAAACCGCATCACGGTAAAGTGCAACTTTTTGTTGCCATTGTTCAACTTTAAGTAAGTCCGCTTGTGTTGATGGGTTAGTAAGACCTAATGTAAAATTATTTAATTCGTCTTCAAAACCTAATAGATACAAATGTATTATCGCAATTTTATTTAACTCTTGAATCATAGATTTTTGAATTCTATTGATTGTTCGAGCAAATCTTATATCTTGTAACGCTAAGTTTTTACCATCACCGACAACCTCTTCAAACCCTAAAAACGCTTTAGGTACTCTAAGTGCCGTTAATAATTTCTTTTGTATATATTCAATATCAGCAATTTCTGATAAGTTTTGTGCCCCTGGTAATGTGTCGATAGGGTTAGGTGCGTTAGCATCTCTAACGGGTATGAAGTAATCTTGGTCAACCGCCATTTGATTATATCTTAAATCTACATTACCGTTATTAGAGTCCACAATTTGGTCTCTTTTAAATTTGTTAGCGACTCTTTGTACGTAAGGTTCGACATCTTTGTCATCCATGTTACCTACAAAAACTTTAAATACTCGTCTTTCAGGTGCTCTTGATGTTCTATAAACTAACATAGCATCTTCAGATAAGATAAGTTGTTTCCATATTCTTCTCGCCTTTTCTAACATAGAAGTACCATAAGGTAATTTACGGTCATCACCTAATAATCTAAAGTGAGCAACTTCCCACGTATTTAATACCATGTCTTTATTTTGCCATAAGAATTTTAAAGCATCATTATCGGTATCTGTACTATTTTTTTCAGGTTTAATTTTCATTCCTCGTTCTTGACGAGTAATTTCAATATTAGGTAGTTGTTGTACCCCCATAACCCCTTTCTCAGGGTCTAATTTTAGATAAACGAAGTTATCCCCATACTTACAAGTATTTCTCGTCCACATAGGTAGATTAGTACTAATGTCGAGTCTATTGTTAAATAAATCCCCAAGTACTGACTTAATTCGTTTACTTTCTGAGTAAATCTGTAATATAAATCCATCTTCATTTGCTGTTGTTGATTCTTCCCCATATATATCTAACGCTGCAGATATTTCGGGTGTATATTCCATGCTTTCATAATCATAAAATGAAGCTAGTCTAGTCGGTTCATAATATACCGCTTGAGTATATAAGTTGTTCTCTACCTTCTGCCATTGTTGACCAAGATAGAGTGTTTGTTGGGCTTGAAGTTTTTCTCTCTCATACTCCTTTTTATCGGGAGTCTTTAAAAGTTCTTTCTTATCAAACTTAAATACGGGAGCTTGTTGGTCTAACGTTGAGTCAGGACCAAATACCTTAGTAAGTCGTTGCCATATAGTATAATTTTCTGCCATACTTCTTTTTTAGATAAATAGTAACATTATTTGAATTAAACTAAACATTTAAAACTTTCCAAATAACCAAGAATTATCTTGATAGTCTTGTTTAGTTGCCTGTCCTCTATGTCTATTGTGGTTTATTCCCCCCGGTAATGCAGATAAACTTGGATGAAAATCGTTAGAGGTATTTTTGACGGGAGTTTCATTAACTAACCAACTTTCCATCATGGCTTTAGTTTGTTCTGTCACCTTTTCTAATTGAGTAAATGAATTTTCCCCAACATAAATTGCCATAGCGATAGCCATAATTAAATCATCATGTTGTCCTTTTTGGTGGTCGGGTCTACCGTTAATATAAACAAAAGTGTTTAATTCATTTAATAACCTTGTTGACCTTATTTCAAAATTATGCCTTAACGCCTCTTCAAATGACGCTACAATCTGTACTCTTTTATTATTAAAATTTAATCCAGGAATCTTATCTAAAGTTTTAGGATTATATTTCCATTTGTCAGCGGCATTAACACCTTCAACATATAAATTTTTATATCCCAATTCTTGTAGTTTTCTTGATGTAGATACTCCCATACCGCCTGTAATATCAATGACAATAAACGCCGAATACATTGTCGCCCATTTAAATGCTATTTCTGCGACGACATCTGGTGGTACCTTACCTAAGTACTCAAGAACCTGTTCTCTCGTTTCAAAATCTATTATAGTAAATGTAGTATAATCTTCGCTATCACCACGAGAAACATCAATACCCATAATGTATTTATGACCTTGTACTGGTTCTTTCCATTGCCACAATGAACCACCTATAAATTTATTTATTGGTTCTTGTATGAAGTTTTGTTTAATAATTTCAATCGTACTACTTGGGATGACGTTATCCCCTGAACCCAAGAAGTTACACTCCAATTCCTGTGAGATTTTTCTTCTATCGAATTTAAGTTTTTTAGCCATACCTTCGAACCATGAAGAATAAACTTTGTATCCATTTGATAATTTTTCTTTAATTTCTTCGTAATCCCTTTCACGGGGGTCGATATCACCATATCTGATTATTATTTTACTGTCATCATAATCTTCACGGTTTAACATATAATGTATAATGTCGTTACATTTGATGAGTTGTAAGTCTTTAGCATAACGAGGGTCACGATACCAATACATTTCAGTTATCTTAAAATCATTCATACCCCTTAAGGCTTGGTCATATATAGTATAATAAATTGGGTCAAAACCATTAGGTGTTGAAATTACAATAACTTTACCACCTGTAGAAAGTGACGCCATACACGCAGACCAAAAGTCGTCATCAGCGTCAATAAACGCCGCCTCGTCAAAAATAAGTATTGTTGGTGTATACCCACGAAGTGCATCTTTTGAGGTTGCAACGGCTTTAACTTCACAACCATTTGATAATTTAAAATGTCTTTGAGAATTTTTTTCGTTAGAATAAGATATCCCAAACCATGTTGGCCATTGGTCAATAAAACTTCTAACCTTATTAGCGAATTCTTGTGATGTATCTAATTTGTTTGCAATTATTAGTACCTTTTCAGGTTTTCTTTTAGATGCGGTAACTACTTTTTTTGATGCCCAAGCCGCGGTAACTGTAGAAACACCCGCCTGTCTATACTTTAAGGCGATATTTTCCTCATAAGTATCATAATCATTAATTAATGTTTTTTGGTCTGAAAATAATTCTAAAGGTACGTACTGTGATTGCGTATTATCGTAGGTTTGTAGATAAGTTTTTAATGCGTAAGGGGTATCTTTTACACACCTAGCATATTCCAATAAAACTTGCTCTCTTGATAGTCCCATCTATACATAATAAGTTTTTTTTATGATAAAGAAATACCCAACCCGTCTAAAAGACCTGAAAGGTCATCATCATCGTCATCATCGTCATCGTCATACTGTGATATAGCATCTTCATAATCTTGAGACTTTAATTCTTCTATAATCTCATCCACCATTTTAGCTACAACTTTTTTACCATCATCAGAACCAGACATAATCATTTTAGCAACATCAAAAAATTCATCAGTAGTTAATGAAGAAAATCGTGAAAATAAATAATTTTGTATTTCTCTTAAATCGTCATCGTATAATTTTTCAGGATACGAGGCCATAAATTTTTCCCAAATTACTGGTCCTAATCGTAAATCCCATATTTCGTAAGGTAATGTATCTTGAGACGCCATAACCATATCCGCGGCTTTAGGGTCGTCAGGTAATCCTTGGGTACCTAAGACTTCGTAAACTCCTTTTAGAAGTTCATGTATTAATATAGGAAAAAACAATCCTTTAGCCTTTATAGTTGGTGGGTCAGTAGTATCATCAACTTCTTCCTTACCTTCCATTCCTTGACCACTTTCAGCGGCTTTCATAACCATATCATCTGGCATAATCCAGTATAATAAATCATTAACGGACATTAATACACCATATAAATTTAATAGTTTTGGGTCAAGTTTTTCTAACTCATCTTTAACTAAATGATACATGTAATGACCTTTTTTAGATGCTCCTTGAATTAAAGTATTAATAAAACGTCTTTTAGCCTTTTCTAAGTCAAACTTTTCAAAAGCGGCCATAAAATTCTCTAAATCATCTTCAGCTTCATTTTCTTCAACACCAAACTGGTCTAAAACATCTTCGTCTTCAGGTTCTTCAGAATCCTTTCTCATTTTTGACATATCAATCTGACCTGGCATAGACGTTAATTCAACATCATATTGAAAAGCATCATCAGGTAATGATAATTCTTTTTTAACGACATCGACAGCCAATTGCTCCAAATAACCTTCATTATTTGACTCAATCTGTTTTACTTGTCTAACGGCTTGCATCAACATACCCTGTAAATTCATTAACTGATTCTGAGTTACTTCATTTACACCTGTATATCTCTTAACTTTTTCAACTACATCACGAAATCTTTTTGATGCGACTAACTGTTCAAATGAATTATCTAATTCATCATTGTCTTTCCTCGGTAACCCCGGATTATCAGACATAGGTGTCTCACCTTTTTCTAATTTTGATTGAATTCCTTGGTCCATTCTTTCAGGACCATCATATTCGATTTGTTCTTTAATTTTTTTCTTCATCTTTGAATGATATATTTAGATTGTCAAATTTAAGAAAATTTGGTAAGTCTTTATCCTCCACCTTAGCTTTAGGTGCTGGTTTGTGTTTCGGTTGGTAAGGATTTTTTCTTTTTGGTTTTGTACGAGTAGGTGTCTTTACAGGAGCCTCTTTAGTTCCCGGTCCTTGTTCAATAATATCCATTAAATCTTTTTTAGTCATAGAAGGTTTATTTACATCTTTTATCAAAGATACAATACTTTCTTCAATTTTTCTAATATTTTCTTTACGTTCCTTAATTTGTTTACCAACAGAACTAACACATGCATCAAATTTCTTCTCAGCATTTTTCTTCCAAGTTTTTTTAGGACCATACTTACCTTGTATACTATCCATACAAATAGCGTACTCACTATTCTCTTCAAACATACCTAAAGTAGTCATAACAGGACGTATAATGGTATCATCCACTTTTTTAGTCTTCTTCTTCTTTTTATTTTTTTTCTTATCTTCAGCTATACCCATACCGTCACCACCAGCTTTAGGATTAACTCCATAATTAGCGGGTCCGTCATCATTACCAACACTATTACCATCATAAGGGTTATAACCTGATTCTTTTTCTAATGAATTATCAGCATCTTTATCTTCTAATAGTTCATTATCATCATCATGTAACTCATCGGCAGGTTCAAACATTTTAACTAACATGTTAAAGTTATCAGTAAAGTAACTTCTTAAATAAGCTCTTTTACCATGTACTATTAAACCATCTCTATCTGTTTGATATTCTTCCCAATCGTCCCAATAGAAATCAACTGCGTCTTCGACAGCGTCTTCTAATTCACGACTAAAAGGACTTGGCATTTTTTCAGGTTCACCTAATTGTTTGTGAATTGATTGATTGAAGAAATGTTGGTCAGAACTACCCCACTCATTTAATTCTTCTTCACCTAATTCATTGGATAGTTGTTGGGCCGACTGGTTGGCCATTGCAAGGTCATTTTTTATTTTTTCTGTCTTATCGCTAGTGGTGTCTTGTTCGTTAACTAGTTTCTTATGTAAGACATTGATTTGTTTACCGTCTAATTTCTTAAGGGTATTTAATTTAAATCCCTCTTTTAATAAGTCTATTATTTTAAATTTACTTTTCATCTTCAATAAAACTTTTTTCGTAACTTAATACGATATCTCTTTCATATAGTTTATCTTCTACAGATTTAACACTATCTCCGTAACCGAAAACTAATCTTTTAAATTTATCATTTATAATCGAGTCACTATCTTCATTTTCCCATGCTAAAGATATAACCCCATCAATCGAATCATATACACCAAAAAAGTCAGAATCTTGTATTAAATGTAAATCAATGTTTACGTTTCTTAAAACACCAACTTTCTTTATATATTGAATATGGGGTGGTGAAGGGTTACCATTAGCTGGTTGTGCGTCCCATTCATCACCCCATACATCGTCTACATCTGAAAAGATGAATTCGTATATATTATCCCCTTTATAATTGGGTCCTAATTCATTTATATAAACTAATTTCATAGTAACTCACCTTTAGAAGTTACTTTAAATTGTTTTTTATCAGATTCAAAAATTAAATTTCCTTTATTAGTTTTACCTAAAAATTTAATATTAGTATTTTCTTTAAGTATAAACTCTGAAGTTAATTCCTGTTCAATACTCTCTGATAATCTTTTTATTTCTTTTTTAACTGATATATTATTAACTTTCTCAGCTAAGAATTTTTTAATTTTTTTGGATTCTGTAATCTTTTTTTCACCATCGGTAACTACAAAGTACTTTTCTAATACTTTATCAACTTTTGACTCACCAAATATTTCATCAACCATAGATTTCATAGAATCACCTTCAGCCATTTCACCTTCAGGTTCTTCCATATCCATATCTAAGTCTAAATCTAAATCTAATTCGTCATCACCAGATTCAACATCAATATCAACTTCACCTTCCATATCATAATCAGTTTCATCTTCTTCAAAATTAGCTAAAATATCTTCTTTATCTTCTTCAGAAAGTTTATCTAATTCAACTGCAGATATAATTGAATTTAAAACGTACTTAATATCTTCAGAGGA